GCGTCCCTGCACGTCGTGGGCGTCTCCGAGGACGACGTCGACAACAGCTCGGGCAGCGCCGGGGCCCTGGCCTGCGCGCCGCGCAAGGGCGTCTTCTACCTCACCAACAGCAGCTCCACCGACGCCATCACGGACGCCGACATCGGGCGCTTCGCCTACGTGGCCGACGACAACACGGTGGCGCGGACCTCGAACGGCGGCGCCCGCCCCGTGGCCGGCGTCATCGCGGGCGTGGACAGCTTCGGCGTCGCGGTCGAGATCGGGCTGCGCCCCGCGAACGCGGACGGTGCCATCGACGTGCTCTTCCCTGCGGGCGCCGACCTCTCCACGACGGGCCAGTTCCTCTTCGTGAAGCTCAACGGCTCGTCGGCCATCGTGCTCGCCGACACCGCAGGCGAGGCCGCCCTGGGCGTGCTGCAGAACGCCCCCGCCTCGGGCGCCATCGCGCGCGTCAGGGTGCTGGGCGTCTCGAAGATCATCGCGGGCGGCACGCTCGCCGACGGCGCCGTCGTCGCCACCACGGTCACCACGGCGCGCGCCAAGGCCGCCGTGGCCGGGACCGTCGCGGGCGGCGGGGGCGACCCCACGAACGACCCCTGCGTCGGATCCTACGCGATGGGCCGCCTCCTCGCGGACGGCTCCAGCGGCGTCGCCACCACCATGCTCGTCCACCCGATGGGGCTGATCCCCACCACCGCGGCGTGACCGCGGACCCACCACCTCACGCCACGGAGAACTAAGTCATGGCCATCCTCCTCAAGCACGCGGACCTCGCGGCCCTCGACCGCACCCTCAAGAGCGCCTTCCTCGGCGCCTACGAGGGCAAGGGCTACACGCCGCGCTGGCCGCTCCTCGCCTCGCGCCAGAGCTCGACCTCGCGCCGCAACACCTACCCCTCGATCATCGACGCGGCGTCCATCCGCGAGTGGGCCGAGGGCGAGCGCGTCGTCAACGGCTTGGTCATCGAGGGCGCCTCGGTGACCAACCAGAAGTGGGAGCTCACCTACGGCGTCCGCCGTGACGACCTCGACGACGACCTGACGGGCACCGTCGCCCAGGCCGTCTCGCGCGTCCGCTCGGGCGCCGGGAAGTACCTGCGCCACCCCGACAAGCTCATCTTCAACATCATCAAGTCGAACGGCACGGCCCTCGACGGCGTGGCGCTGTTCGCGACGACACACCCCGTGAACCCGAAGGACTCCACGCCGGGGAACTTCTCGAACACCACCACGGGCGCCCTCACCGCGACCAACGTGGCGGCGGCGCGCGCGACGATGATGGAGCTCGTGGGCCCCGACGGGGACCCGCTCAACGAGAACCCGAACGTCATCCTCGTGCCCCCGGCGCTCGAGACCACGGCGCGCAAGATCGCCCAGGCCGACGAGGTCATCTACAGCGCGACGGCCACCGACACGCGCGAGATGAACGTCTACAAGGGCAACTACACCGTCGTGGTCGCCCCGCACCTCGCAGCGAGCTTCACCAGCGGCTCCGACAGCTACTGGTACCTGCTCGACACGAACGACCCCGAGGACCGCGGCCTGATCTTCCAGGAGCGCGAGCCGGTGGAGCTCGTCACCCTCTTCGACCTGGCCGACGCCAACGTCTTCCAGCGCGACGAGTACGTGTGGGGCACCAGGGCGCGGTACACCGCCGCCGCGGGCAACCCCAAGAAGATCTGCCGCCGCACGGGCTGATCCGTGGCCTACGCCACCCGCACCGACCTCACCACGCACGGCCTGTCCAGCGCCGCCCTCGGGAGCATCTCGACGACGGCGCAGGACGCGGCGCTCGATGCCGCCTCGCAGGTGGCCGACAGCTACCTGCGGGCGCGGTACGGCACGCCCGTCACCGGGTACGGCACGGACCTCACGCGCGCGGTGTGTAGCCTCGCCGCGTGGGACCTGCTGAGCGTGCGGGGCTTCGACCCGCAGCGTGGCGGGGACGAGTCGCTGCGGCTACGCGCCGAGGATGCCCTGCGCTGGCTGCGCGACGTCAGCGCGGGCAAGGCCTCGCTCTCGGGCATCACGGAGGCCGAGTCGGAGGCGTGGCCGGAGTACCTCGGCGCGGTCTCCGACGAGGCCCGCGGCTGGTGAGCCTGCGCGAGTCCGGCGATCCCCTCGACGGCCTCGTGAGCGCGCTGGAGTCCTTCGAGCGCGACGGCCCTGCGCGCGTGCTGCGTGCGATGCGCGGCGCGGGTGACGACCTCGTGCGTGAGGGCTTCGACCGCTCGCGCGAGCCCTCGGGTGTCGCGTGGAAGCCCCTCGCACGGGGGACGCCACGACGCAGGCCCGGACGCCGGCCGCTCGTCGACACGGGCGCGCTGCGGTCGTGGGCCTCGCACGGCGTGGTCGTCGGTAGCGCGGCGACGTGGAGCGCCTCGCGCATCGGTGCGTTCCACCAGCTCGGGACGGTCCGAATCCCCGCGCGCCCCTTCCTTCCGCCCGGCCGCCTCCCGCTCGCGTGGGGGCTCAGGCTCGGGCACGCCGCAGACCTCGCCCTGCCCGTCCCGTGACCGTCATCCGCCACATCTCCGAGCTCGCCACGGCCGTGATGCCCGGCGTGGTGGCCGACTTCGCCGCGGCGTACCCGTCGGCCACGGCCCTCGCGCACGAGGTCTCGACGCGCGCCGTCTCCGAGCACGGATCCCCGCCGCGCGTGGTGTGGGTGCCCTCCGCCGACGAGTTCCAGGGCGCGCAGAAGAACCCGCGCGGTGGATCGAACGCGCAGCACAGCCTCATGACCCGCGTGTGCGGCGTGACGCTGGTGTGCTGGGCCGCGACGGTCGACGCGACAGAGGACCTCGTGGAGATGCTCGTGCGCCACCTCGCACGCGCCGCCGGCGTGGGCTCCGTGGGCATCACGTTCCAGCGCGGCCAGTGGGTCTCCGAGGCAGGCCAGTCGCAGCTCGGAGAGGGCTACGCGCTCTCCATCACCTTCCCCGTCGACATCCGCGCGCAGGCCGCGACGCCGCCCGCACGCCCGACGGTCACCCCCGTGCTCAACACCTCCGGCTCCGGCACGCCCGGCGACGGGGCCCCCGACACCACCGAGCTGCTCTGAGGACACCCGCATGACCACCGCCAGCATCTCCTCCACCATTCAGACGCGCGGCCTCGGCCTGGCCGTGCTGCGCTCGCTCGCCCTCGCCGTCGTCGGCTGCTCCTCGGATGGGGACGTCGCCACGCCCACGGTGATCAACAGCGCCGACCAGATCACGGAGGACCTCGGCTACGGCCCCGGTCCCTCGATGCTCGCAGAGATGGGTCGCCTCGGCGGCTTCCCGCTGCTGTTCTGCCGCGCCGAGACGGGCACTGCGGGGCAGGCGGGCGCGTATCACCAGCGAGGCGCAGGGAGCGCGGCCGCGGGCACGATGTCCAGCGTCACGGGCACCTCCACCGCCGTCCCGGCGCTGACGGGCACGCCCGACCGGAGCTACGCGGTGCGCGTCAAGGTCACCACCGCGGGCGTGAACCTCGCGGCGGTGCCTGTGGTGCAGATCTCCCTCGACGGCGGGCTGACGTGGCTCGCCGCGGGCGCTGTCACCGCCAGCGCGACCCCGCAGGCCATCGGGTCGACCGGGCTCCTGCTGGCCTTCACGGACGGCACCTTCGTCCTGAATGACTACTGGACCGCGCACGGCGCGAACTGCCCCACGGACGCGGACGCAACGGGCGCGAGCGTCCCGGCCTTCTCGGGCACGCCCCGCGACGCCTTCGACGTGGTCGTGCGGGTGACGCGGAGCGCGTCCACCGCGGGCGACGGCACCGGCGCGATCCGCTACTCGCTCGACAACGGCGAGACCGAGGCCCCCGAGCTGCCCGTGCCGACCTCGCGCGCGGTGGTCCTGGGCGACTCGGGGCTGACCGTGACCTTCAGCGCCGCGAGCCTCGTGGCTGGCGACCGCTACTACCTCACGACCCAGGCGCCGGTGTTCACCGCGAGCGCCATGGCCACCGCCCTCGCGGCCCTCGAAGCCTCGGGCGTGCGGGACCACGAGGGCATCGTGATCGCGGGCGCCATCGACGCGACGTACTTCGACGAGATCGAGGCGAGCCACGACCGACTCATCGCCGCGAGCAAGCCCCGGTGGATCCTCGCGCACGCCCGCGGGCAGGCGTCGGCGACCTACGGCGAGACGGGTGCGGCCTGGCAGAGCGTGCTCCTGGGCGCCTCGCCCGGGTTCAGCGGGCAGGACGCGCAGCTCGTCGCGGTGGCCGCGGGCGAGTGCACCATCCCCGACAGCCTGCACCGGGACGCCGTGCTGCGGCGCAGTGTAGCCTTCCCCATCGCGGCGCGGCTCGCGTCCATCGACGCCGCGGAGCACCCGGGCTACGTCCGCGCGGGCAAGCTCTCGATGACGACGCTCGCGCACGACCTCGCGTCGAGCAGCTACTCCAGCCTCGACGGCGGGGGCTTCATCGGCGCGCAGTCGATCCAGGGCGCCGAGGGCTACTACGCCACCGACGTCACGCGGGCGCCTGCGGGCTCGGACTTCTCGACCATCATGCGGGTGCGCGTGATGTGCCTCGCGGCCCGCGTCGCCCTCGCGCGCATGGTCGAGGAGCTCAACAGCAGCCCCGACGTGAACACCGACGGGACCATCCGCGCCGACGTGGCCGATGGTCTCGACGCGAGCGTCACCAGCTACGTCACGCGGGAGCTCGGGCGCCGCGTGACGAGCGTGCAGGTGCAGGTCTCGCGCACGCAGAACCTCGTCACCACCGAGACGCTGCCCTTCAAGATCCGCTTCGTGCCGCGCGGCTACGCGAAGGTCATCACCCTCGACCTCGGCTTCACCCTCGGGAGCAACTGACCATGGCCGTCACCGTCAACGACATCGAGTTTTCCTGGGGCGACATCACGCTGCGCCAGGGCGGGATCGAGATCACGGGCTTCAAGGCCGTGAGCTACAGCGACGCCGTCGAGCGCGAGGCGGTGTACGGCGCGGGGCGCCACAAGCTCGGCATGACCCGCGGGAAGTACACCACGGAGCAGGGCTCGCTGACCGCGTACCTCAAGCAGGAGCGCGAGCTCATCGCGGCGCGCGGCAACGGCTGGGCGGACGGCGACCCCTTCGAGATCGAGGTCCGCTACGCCGCTCCGGGGCAGGACACGCACGTCGACATCGTTGAGGGGTGCCGCTGGGCGGGCACGGGCGGTGGGGGCGAAGAGGGGTCTTCGCCTCTGGAGCGCGAGATGAAGTTCGACTTCATGCGCATCAAGCGCGACGGCGTCTACCTCGTGGCGCTGCCGACCTGACGGAGACGACGATGCCGAAGATCACCGACGAAGAGCTCAAGGACCTGCGCGCCAAGCACCCGCGCGGCGTGGTCGTGCTGAACGCCACCCGCACGGACGACGATGGCGTCGCCCAGGGCGAGCCCGAGCAGTTCGCGTTCAAGAAGATCGACCGCGCGGCGTACGCGAAGTACCGCGCGGCCGTCCGCATGGCGATGGCCTCGGGCGGCGGCTCGGGCGAGGAGGAGACCGTGCTCGCGCGCGAGCTCGTGGTCTGGCCCGGTCACGAAGCGTTCGACGCCCTGCGCGAGCGCGCGCCCTCGGTGGTGCACACCTTCGGGGTGCTCCTCGCCGACGACGCCAGCGCGTCCATCACGGTCACCCGCGACCCTCGCTGAGCCTGCTCGCGCAGGACGACGCGGAGGTCGCCGTGGACGCGCTTCTCGCGCTGTTCCACCACGACCCTGACACCGCGCCGGACCTCGCGCGCGCAGGCGCCTTCCTCGTCGCGGAGTTCTTCACGACCTTCCGCGCGCTCGCGAAGTTCATCGGTGCTCGCTTCGGCGGCAAGAAGAAACGCTGACCCATGAAGACCACCTGGACCCTGGAGCTCAAGGCCGCGAAGGCCATCGGCGGCGCCCGTGCGTACCGCCGCGAGCTCCAGTCGCTCCAGGGGATGATTGAGCAGGTGGACAGCGCGAGCTCGCGGCTCAACGCCACGCTCGGGCGCATGTCCTCTCCCGTGCTGGTGCAGCAGCGGGTGCGTGGTGAGCGGTCGGTCGCACGCGAAGCGCGGCAGACGTACCGAGTACACCGCTCCGGTTCGCAGCGCGTGTCGACCGACCTCGTCACGCAGCAGCGAATTCGCGCCGCCGTCGACAAGGCGCAGCGGGCCGCCGACGCTCGCAACGCCCGCGCGCAGCAGCGGCAGGCGTCGCAGAGCAACCGCGCGTGGAACGCGGAGCTTCGGCACGTCAACCGCGTCGCGCGCGCCGAGATC